GTTGGCCGGCTCGGTGGCTCCCACCACGAAGAGCATGGCAGATACGGGCTGGCCCTCCTCGAACTGAGGCCGATGCGAGTCGCCGAGGTCTTGGAAGGAGGCCTGCCACCGAGACAGGAATCCGCCGATTCCATCCGGTTGCCCCCCGACGAAATACGGCCCCTTGTCCACGTAGAAGTAGACGCCGGCATCAAGGAGTCCGGTAATCTGGTCCGCGAGTTCCTGGATGACTGCAAGCAGTCCGGAGAGAGCGGCGCTGACCGGGTCGGACATCATGGAGACGAGGCTGCTCAGGGTATCCAGCAGACCGGCGAGGACGTCGAGCAGACCAGACAGAGTTCCCGCGGCCTCGCCGGCCGCGTCCATCGCTTCCGGGATGCCGGGGACCATCGGGAAGTTGTACTCCTGCCAGCTACCCATTGGTTCTCCTCCCGTCGGTCGCCCGGCCGGCGCGTTGCATGGCGTTGGCCATCCCCCGGAAAGCCCGGGTCTGGGTATCCACCAGGCGAGGAGCTGCCTCCCGTAGCTGCGTGGCGACCTCTCTCAACCGTTCGGCCAGGCGCAGTGTCTGGGGTTGTGTCCACCGAGTATTCACTGGATGAGGCCCTCCCCGGAATTCGTCTGAACAGCGATGGCCCCCTGGACCTCCGACTCGACTGTTCCGATTTCGCCGTTGTCCACGATGTGGGCCATCATCGCCGGCAGCATGGCGGCCGCGGCCTGGCCGAGCTTCTCCCAATTGGCCCGGATCTCGTCCTTCTTCTCCTCGCTCATCTCTTCGGGAAGCGGGAAGAGTGACTCCATCTCTGCCCGGAAGGCCTCGGCCATCGTTTCCTTCGTCGTGTTCTGGTTGTCCGTCAATGCCATCTCGTCACCTCATACCGGTGCAATGAACACCTTCCCGCTCAGGAGCTGGGCCATGGCGGCATCGGCTGTGGCCAGGGCAGCGCTCACCGCCGGATTCGGGGCGATGGGGGCGCCGAGGTTGCCGATACCCAGGGGCACGGTCTTCAGCACGGTCAGGATGGTGTTCAGGATGATCTGCAAGGGGAGCCCGCAGGCAGCGGGTTGTCCCGTGGCTCCCAGGCCTCCGAGCTGCACGGGCCCGGACGCTGTGGAGCCGATGTTCACGAACAGTGGCGGGGTCAGGATGTTGGCCCCGATGTCGAGCTGTCCGCCCATGGAATCCAGGGCCAGATTTCCGAGGTTCACCAACACCGAGTAGGCGGGCTGCGGCGGGGTGGGCGCGACGCCGGGTGTCGCTGCGACCAGGATCTCGTAGGCCCCGCCGATGACCTGTCGCTTCGAGAACGTCACGGACTGCGAGGCCCCGCCAGCCACCTGCTGCGAGACGGTTCCGGCGATGCGCTGTTTGAGGGAACCACCCACCTGTTGCACCAGGTTGCCCTTGGTCGCTTCGGTAAGTGAGCCCGCTTCGATGCGCGCATTCCGATTGACGATGACAGTCCAGGAGTCCGCCTGGACCCTGTCAGCAGCCGCCACCTCCGTGTCTCGTGAACCCTGGACTTCGTGAATCTCGTCGCCGGCGGCGAGCTCCTGGCGTTTGTCGGTGGTCAGCAGTTTCAGGGAGCCGGCCGATACGACGATCTCGTTGACGTCCGGCTTCATCTCGACCTTCTGGCCCTGCTTCCCTCGGATCGCGATGGTCCCGGTTGTGAATCCCGCCGGCGCCTGGTTGTTGTAGAAGATGGGGGCTTCGACGTAGGGCTTCGTCACGTCGCCATCGTGGAAGGAGACGGTCACCTCTGCATCCACCTCGGGCAGCGCCCAGATGCCGTAGCCGTCCTGGGCAAAGAGGGATGCGACGGGGACGTCCGGAAGCGCCAGGCCCTCTTCACCGGTTTCCTCGTCGCCTCCGACGACCAGGTCCACGCGGTAGTTGTCGTCGTCCACCGCGACCACCTTCCCGAGCAGGGAGGGACGAAAGAACGGGCGCAGGTCCGGGTGCAGGGCTTCCACCAGGTGCTTCAGCTCTGCGGCGAGGTCTCCTCGACTACGCATCAGCCACCTCCTGGAGGAAGAGGTGACTGCGGATGCCGGCACCCTTGCTGCCTGCGGTGTGGCGCACCTGCTCTACGAAGTGCCGGGTCTCGTTTCCTGCTGCATCGACCACGGCGACAACCTGGGAGTGCCAGACCGGTGCGCCCATGACGGTGAGGAGCTGCCGGTGCCCGGGCAGGGACTGCAGGTCCAGGATGTCCTCGCCGTGGGTGAACACAAACACCGGGTCCTGCCCCGTGTCGCGTTCAGTCCAGTGGAGTCCACCTTCGGGATCGGCGAAGAACGCCCGGTCGAGTTCCAGGCGGCGGTCGAGGTATTCGAGGGCCTGGACCACCGTGCTGTTTCGAAGCGGGAGCTTGTCGATGACCTGTTCGCAGGGGGCGATGTCCAACGAGGAGAACCCGAGACTCCCCACCAGATGGCTGACCACGGCGTCGGCCGCTTCGTCCTGGTAGGTCCGGGTGATGCGGGTATCCATGAGAGCCCGTGCTCGGCACAGCCCCCATACCTTCAGATACTCTCGCGCGTGCGCACGTCGGACCGTGCCGTCGAAGAGCGGCTCGAGGTCGTGCCCGCGATAGCCCCAGCGAATCACCAACGGATCCCCGTCGGCGACCAGGTCGCTCCACTCGAAACGGACGTTGGAGAGTTCGAGGAAGGCGGTGGCGACCGGCTGACCCCGGGCTGCTGCGACCTCCATGCGATGGACGGAGGCCAGGCGGGTGTGCTCGCCGATGGTCACTTCGATTTCGGGGGCCAGCCAGTTCATTCGGGCAACCCTCCCATGGCATCGGCCTTACCTGCCCGGTAGGCGGCTGCCAGGGGGCTCTCCTCTCCTACCTCCTCGTCGTGTGCTTTGGAGGCCGTGGCGTCGTAGCCGGCTGCGGTTCCGGCTGCGGTCTCAGCCTTCTTCAGCTCGACCGCCTCCCGTTTGCGACGCTCCACCTGGCGGGCAACCGGTTCGAATTCGTTGAAGTTGACGTTGACCTCGAGGGCGGTCTCGCCGGGAACATCGGTGACTTCCAGCCCCTTGAACAGCACGGTCTTGATGCCGCACGAGTCGGTGAGGCGGGACTGGATGGAGAAGATGGTGGGAACCGCGTAGGAGGCGCTGGGCAGACCGGAGTCGGGATCCGCTACGGGGTCGGACCGGTCCCGGAATGCGGCCTGCAGCTCTGCGAACTGGTCCAACGCCGAGCGAGTCACGGTACCGCCGCGGTCCTCCTCGTCCACCAGGCGGACGTTGATGGCAATCTGGGTGTCCTCGTAGCCCACCGCCTGCTTCACCTTGCCCGAACGCCCGGGGATATCGACCTCATCCACCTTGACTCCCTGGCGGACGGTCATCTGCCGGTGGGGGACGGGGAAGCGAAAGAGGACGTTGGCGATGTCGGGTTCACCGCCTTCTTTCACGGCCCCCAGCGTGACGACCTGAAACCCCTGGTTGCGCAACTCAGCCATGGGCGCCTCCCAGCCTCAGGGCGGCCCGTGAGAAGATCTCGGTGAGCCGCTCCTCGAGGTCGTCGAAGGAGTCGCCGGAGCTGCTGATGGTGATCTGGAAGGCCCCCCGTTCGAACACGATCCGGTCTTCGTATGGTGAGGATTCGGCACCCGCTGCCATGGCCTGCTGCCGCCCGGCCGGCTCTACCTCCACCGGAGGGATGCGAGGGGCCTCCAGCATCACGTCACCCAGGGCGTTCGAGACCGCGCGGGACGGTGCGTCGGACGACTGCTCGATGCCGGCAGCGAAGGTCGGGAGGACGCTTCGGCCGGACGCGGTGAGCTCGGACAGCGGGCCACGACGGGCATCGGAGAACGGAAGCAGGTCCCGCACGTTCTCCAGGAGGCCGGACAGAGCCTTGATGGGGACGTCGGCGACGGCCTTGATTCCTTCGGTGAAGGTGGTGACGAAGGCAGAGCCCGACGCGGTGAGCTGCGACAGTGGCCCGGCCTTGGCATCCGAGAACGGGAGCATGTCCCGGAGATCCCCGAGGAGACCGGACACGTTCTCGACCAGGCCCTCCCAGGCGGCTTTGATTCCCTCCCACAGCGCGTTGACCAGGCCCTTGCCTGCCTCGATGAACATGTCGCCCAGGCCGGTGAGCCAGTCGAAGAAGCCGTTGACCAGCCCCTTGGCGTTTTCCCACAGAGCGGCGAAGGTGGTCTTGACGGCATCCCACGCGGTGTTCCAGAGGGCGACCACCTTCGCAAGCGCAGCGTCGAATGTCGTGGTGATGAATTCCCAACCCGCGACGACCGTGTCGCTTATCCAGCTCCAGGCTGAGGAGAAGGCAAGTTTGATGGTTTCCCAGGCCGCAGTCGTTGCGGCACAGATTCCGTCCCAGGCCCACTTGAAGAACCCGACCACGGCTTCGATGCCCGCAACGAGTGCGTTCTGGATGGCGTTCCAGGTGCCGACTGCGACCAGCTTCAGGTCCAGCCAGACCTCCCGGGTGACACGCTGGATGCCGGTCCAGCCGTCCGAGAACATCCCGACCAGGAATCCGACGCCGTATGCGATGGGCGTGGCGACAGCGTAGAACGCGGCCCGAAGCCCCCCAAGCACCCGACCGAAGGTGGAGGTCGAGTCGATCATGTCGTCGGTGCCCGAGGTGAAGTACATGACGAGCGCGGTGATTCCGGTGACCAGAGCCCCCACTGCCAGCAGCACCCCTCCGGTTGAGATGTTGACCATGGACATCGCGGCCATGACCTTGCCCCCCATCACCAGGGCTGCTCCCCCGATGATTGCGACACCGGCCGAGACCGCAGTGAGGACGGTCACGAGCTTGGCCAGGAAGGGGTGGGCTTCGGCAAAGGAGCTCATCTTGTCGGCGACCCAAGCGATGCCGTTGGCCAGGCCGGATACGACCGGGAGGAGAGCATTTCCAATGGTTTCCATGAGGACGGATGCGTTGGCTTTGGCCCGGTCGAACGCGGCGCCTGCGGTGGCATCGACCTTGCGGAAGGCCTCTTCGGTGGCTCCGGTGGAGTTCTGCATCTGGCCCAGGATGTCGGCGAACGCACCGGCCTGGTTGCCGGTCAGAGCCAGCACACCGGACAGCCCTTCCACCCGTCCGAACAATTGCGCCATGGCATCCTGGTTGTCGCCGACCTTCTCCTTGACGTGGGCCATCCAGTTGGCCAGGCCCATGCTCTTGATTGCAGCGGTGGAATACTGGATGCCGAGTTGCTCAGCGACCTTGGTGGCTTCGGATGTAGGTTTCGTGACCGCGGTGATGATGCCCCGCAGCGAGGTGACCGCCTCCGAGGTGTTCATGCCGCCCAGGGTCAGGGCAGAGGTCGCGGCCAGGAGTTGGTCCAGGGAGATGCCGGCAGACGCAGCTAGGGGAGTAACCTTGCCCAGGCTCGACGAGAGCTCGCCGATGGTGGTCTTCCCGGCCTTCATCGCCACGAACATCTGGTCGGAGACTCCGGTGACCTGGTTGGCGGCCATGCCGTAGGAGTTCATGATGGAGGTGAGGCCGTCCACCGCGGTCCCGGTGTCGGTGATGCCGCCCCGAGCAAGCTTCATGGCCCCTTCCAGAAGTACCGTTGCGTCCTGGGCGTCGCCGAATCCGGCCGAGATGGTGGTGTACATGGCCTTCGCCGTATCCACCGGCATCTGCCCGAACTCCTTGGAGAGCGAGCGGACGTTGCTTGCGAGTGCGTCCATGTCGGTGGTGGAGGTGTCGACGAGGGTCTCGACCTCGGCCATGGCGGTGTTGAACTTCGTCGCCGAGTGGGTGGCGACTCCCAATCCGGCAGCGACCACGCCGCCTGCAATCATGGCGGTGGTCCCCATTCCGGTGAGGCGGGACGATGCCTTGTCAATGGCGCCGGTGTCGATGTCGGGTGCGGAGAGCTTCGAGTTGACGGAGAGAGCCGTGGCCTCAGCGGTCTTGCGGAAGCTGGTGAGTGAGTGCTCGGCCTTCATGAGCGCGCCGGACAAGGCGTTGTGACCCTTGACCAGGACGCCGATGGAATGTGTCAGACCGCCTGCCACGTCGCTCCTCCATGATGCGGACTACCGTCTCCTGCCGCCCTTGCGGCCGGTCTTCTTCACGCCCTTCGCCTCCTGCTCCCTCACCCAGAGTGCAGCGCCGGCCGCTTCTGCGAGCTCGTCGGCACACATGGCATCCACGGCCTCGAAGTCGTAGCCGGCGAAGGTGTGGCAGATGAGCGCCCGCATCTGTTTGTACCCATCCGAGCGGCACGCAGACCGCTCGGCCTCTACCAGTTTTTTAGGGTGGCCCCCTGCGAGAAGCCGAGCCCCTTCTGAATCTGCTGGGCCAGGGTGACGACCAGGCCCGGATCCCACTGGGTCTGGATCTCCTCGTAGTCCGGCTTCGGGTGGACGAGGAAGCGCTGCACGAGGACCTCGTTGGCGTCCGCCTCGTTCTTCACCGATCCGATGAGCCGCTTGTACTCGGCCCACGACGCCTTGCGGGCCAGGAAGATCTCGTCCTCACGGTCCGGAACGATGATCTGGAAGACCCGCAGCTTGGGATTCTCGGCCCGGAGTCTCTCTACGACCTCCCGGGCCTTGTCTTCCGCCGTCCGGGTGTGTTCATCCTGCATGGAACTCTCCTCTTGTTCAGGGCCCCGCAATCAGGGCCGAAACGCTGTCCAACTGCACCAGGCCCGTGCCCACCGCGATGCCCAGAAGCACCAGGCCGGCGTTCTTCAGCCAACGCAGCACTTTGTCGTGGCGGGCGGTGCGGGTCATGAGCCCGATGACCGCTTCCTCCAGTGAGCCGACTCGGGAGGCGAGCTCCTCGAGCTTGTCGGCCAGCATCTTCACTTCAGTCGGTGACATGGCCTCCTCCTACACAAGCCCCTCGGCATCCATGGCGACGCCGGAGAGTTTTCTACCGACCGACTCGTCGTCCACCGAGAAACCGCCCTCCACGTCCGTGAACTCGAAGCCCAGGAAGCGGATGATGCGCTGGGCGTTGTTCTTGGCCGGGTACATGATGAGCACGGTGGCGTTGCGCAGGTCGAGCAGGTCGGAGAACTCCAAGTCGCCGACAGTGAAGGTCTTGATCTGCGTTTCGCTGGACCGGGGGGAGTTGACGGCCTCCTCGATGACGGCCTTGTTGAGCTCCTTGACCTCGAAGTCGAGCTCGTATTCCTTGGGGCCCCGGCCCATGGCGTGGGGCTTGGTGTAGCCCGCGCCGCGAATGACCGACTTCGACTGCGTCGCCTTCCACGAGAGGTTCTGGAGGGCCATGATCTTGATGCCGTCCACGAGCAAGGAGATCTCCTCGCCGGACGTTCCCTGGATGTATCCTTCCTGCGCCATGCTTCACCTCCGCTACTTCAGGTAGACCGTGGTGTAGATCATCTCCATCGCCCGCCGGGGCTGGATGCCGAGCTTGACGTAGACGTCGCCCAGCAGCCGGTCGTTGGCCGTGGAGACCGCGACCAGGTCGAAATCGTCGATCTGCCCGCCGTCCCTCATCAGCTCGAGAGGACGGGACATGGCCGATTCCAGGCGCCGCAAGCCTTCGCCGGCCGAGTCGTTCTCTTCGCCTACGTAGGGCTGTGCGGCTTCCCGGGCAGCCTTGGATCCGTAGTAGACCGCCCGCAGGTCGTTGGCCCGGGAGTAGTCCGAGCCCTCGGCCGCTGCGGTCAGTGAGTGGGCCAGGATGTAGCCCCGGCCGGGCTTGAACCGGATGCAGTTGACCCGGGCTTGAATGAGGGTCTGGATGTGTCCCACGGAGAACTCCGGCACGAGCTTCAGCACGTTGCGCACCGGCTTGTTGATGAGGGACTTTTGGACCTCCAGCCGGGCCATGGTCCCTCCGCAGGCTGCGGTGATGGAGTGGTCGTAGTTCTCACCGTCCGATCCCATAAACTCTGCACCGCCGGCGAAGATGACTGCGTTGCGGTCGCCCACCTGCTCGGCCATGGAGACGATGTTCTCGACGTAGGTCTGCAGGTCCGCCAGGTAGTCGGCGCTGCCCTCGTCGTGGTTGGACTCGAACTCGGGGGTCTCCAGGATGGCGAAGCGCTCGGACTGATGGTCCTCAAGCATCGCAGCGCAGTGGAGGAGAATGGCAGACCACAGCGCGTTGCTCGTGGCCTCGACCGCGTGGATCCAGTTGGTGTCGGTCTTCGAGACCGTTGCGTCCAATCCGTCCAGGTAGTCGCCGTTGGTGGGGTCTCCGCCGTCGTCACCGCCGGTGAAGGCTTCGAACCATGTCGGGTCGGGCATATCACCGGGATCCTCCATGGACGGGGCGAGCAGGTTGTACTCCTCGAGGAGCAGCTCGGCCGAGTAGACGCCGCCCCCGTTGATGGCATCCGCGACCAGAGGGGTCACGGTGTGGAAGCCGCCTTTGGCCGAGTAGGAGCGTTCAAGGTAGGGAGTCATGTTCCGGTCCTGGATCTTCACCGTCGTGGTGCAGTCCACGGACGCGATGTGCGCCCCCATGCCCTTGATGGACTGGCCCACGTCGTCCGCTTCCACGAGCTCCGCTGTTGGACCTCCCTCCGCACCCCAGTCGATGGCCAGCCGTGATACCCGGTCCACCGGGTCGATCTCGGAGTGGATGCCCAGAAGCACCTCGCCGGTGTCCAGGTCCACGCCGATGGAGACGGCCTCGTCGTCGCCGACGTAGTCGGAGATGTCCACCGCTCCGAGTTCCGGGTCAGGAACATCCTCGTCGTGCATGAGGCTGAGTCCGAAGATCTTGTTTGCGGGGGTATCCAGCAGAAGCAGTCTCGGCTGGGGCTCTTCGCCCTGGAAGACCTGGGCAACATCGAACTGGATCACCGCACCGCCCACAGCAGTCGGGGGCGTCTCCATCTCCGAGTAGGCCTTGCTCTCCACCAGAACGGCCACGCCGGGCTCGGGGAGGATGTAGCTCAGCATGTGCTTGTCAGTGGTGATCTGGATTCCGTCCCCGGGGAACAGCGGGGCCTGGACGATGCCAGCGATCATGTCGCCGGGAGGAATGCTCGCCGACAGGTCGATGGTGTCTTCCGCGATGAGCCCGCCGTTCTCGCTGTAGTGCCACAGGGTGGGGACTCCGGGGCCGTCACCGAGGACCCAGAAGCCGCTGCGGTTGCCGGAATCCACGGGGAACTGCTGCACCCCGACGCCGGCGATGGTCATCACATCGGCCTCCAGCTCCACTTCCCGCACGACGTCGAAGTTGCCGTCGTAGAACACGACCTTGTGGGTAGGGGCTCCCTCTTGGCCGATGGCGAAGCCGGTCTCGATGTTGTCGAGCGCGTGCATCACGTTGACGTAGTGGCTGTTGCCCGAGGTGCCGTAGTCACCCTTCAGCTTCAGCGTGTCCTGAGCCTGCATGTTCGAGAGGGTGAGGTCGGCCTGCTCGGGGCTGCCGATGCGCACGGCGTGGATGCGAGTCGAGCCAGCGTCGAAGGCCTCCTCGAGGGCCTCGAGCAGGGGGCCGCTCTTGAAGATGGTCTTGGCCAGCTTCTTCGCATCCGGACCCGCCAGGGTGTAGACCTTGCCGGGGATCCCGCCCGTGGCCTGACCGATCTTGGCCTCCACGTTGGCCAACGAAGCAGGGACCACACCCAGATGGCCGTCCTCGTACTCGGTGTATGCGTCGGGGATGATTCGTTTCACAACCATGGTTACACCTCATTCGCCGGCTTGTTGAGCCACCGGTCCCGCTTGTCCAGGAACTCCCCTCGAGTGAGTTTCGTACGGTCGGTCCAGCCGTACGCTGCTTTGAGCGCGGCCAGCACGGTCGGGGTGGTGTTGGTGCCTGCGGCCAGGGCCTGGACCGGGGCCTTCCGCTCCTTGCGCTTCCGCCCCTTGAGCCAGTCCCGGCGCTTCGTCTCTGGAGTGGGCTGAGCGATCCTCGGCCCGGCCGCAGTCGGCTTCGGGGCCGGCTTCTTGGGCTTGACCTTCTTCTCCGGCTTCTTCTCTGCCGGTGCGGTATCGGTGGTGGTCTTCTTCTTGTCGTCGGCCATGCTATCCTCCCTCGGCTTCCACGTGGATGCGCTCCATCACGTGCTCGACCGGTTTCGCCAGCGGCACCAGGCGGGTGAGCGACACGGTGAGCGCGCCCCGGTACAGGAACGGCTCGCCGGAGACATCGGCGGGCACCGCCTGTCGTCCGTCCACGGCGATGCGCTCGACGGGAAACGGAGTCGCCGGATCCGTCCCGGTGTCCTCGAGGACGAACTGCCCTCGCTCCAATCCGACCGCCATGACCGCCTCGGCGAGCTGGTCCAGGACGGCGTCCACCTGCTCCTGGCCATTTCCGTGCTCGCCTGACGGGGCTTTCACGGTCAGCCGGTATGTGGTCTCTGCCCGCAGCAGCTTCCCGGACTCTATGACCCAGCCGGTGTCTTCATCCCGGACCTGGAAGTCCCGCTTGCCGCAGCCGACCCGAGACAGCGAGTAGCGCAGCTCGGTCACTGTGCAGACCGGGTATCGGTGCTCCGCGTTGGCCAGGTCGTCGGCGCAGACGTGGAGGCCCGCAACCTGCGAGGCCACCCACATCCCTAACGCTCGTTTCACCGACCCGCTCATCGTGCGCTCCTCTCGAACCGTGCGATGGCCCGGGCCACGGCCTTGCCGAACACCTTGCTCGCCTGCTTCTTGCCCTCCAGGAAGGCCGGCTCCAGGAAGGGTTGGGCATCCGTCTTACGAGTGCCGTACTCCACGTAGGGCGCGTACTCGGTGTTGGTGCCGATGTAGCCCGCCGCCCAGGATTCGATGACGGGAGTGATGGAAGCGCGCAGCTTGCCCGTGTCCACGGGACAGAGCTTCTTGGCCTCGGCCTCTACCAGCAGCACCAGGTCGCGGACCGCATTGCCCAATTCCTCGGTGATGAGGTCGGGGCATCGTTTCATCGCCTTGCGCAAGCGTTCGATCTTGCGGAAGTCGATGTCGATGACGGCGAGTTGTCCGCGCCTACCCATTGCGTCTCTCCCGTTCCAGGTGCAGTTCGAGGTGTGTCACCGCGCCAAAGAAGTTGTGCGGCTTCACCTCGGTCACCCGGTATCTCGTCTCGCCGATGGCCAGGAAGTCCTGCTCCCGGACGCCCGAGTCAGGCAGCACGCAGGCAACTGCATCCGCGCCGATCTCGGTCAGGTCCTTCGGGGGCAGGTCCTGCATCTCGATATTCACTTCGCTCTGCACCGCCTCCGAGCCCTCGTGGGGACCGTAGAAGGAGTCCTCGCCGGAGTTAGCCGGACGGATGAGCGTGCCGGTCACTCCGGACTGGCGGATCAGCCACTCGACCTCCCGCCTGGCCTGGTTGCGGTGCGTCGCCTTCACTGAGGCTCCTCCTCGTCGTCGTTCACGTGGTCGTTCTCGTCGTTCTTCCGCTCCCACAGCTGGAGCGCGTCGCAGTGCACCCGGATCTTCCCGGTCTCCTCGTCCTGGATGCCGTGGCACCGAAACTCCATGAGCCGCCCCGCTTCCTCGCAGCCGGCGAAGAGCCCGCCCCCGTAGGTGACGTTCTCGTTCCAGTCCACGGCAAAGGCCGGCGCGACAGTGACCTGGCGACAGCCGTTGAAGTAGTCGCCTGCAGCGCTGATGGCCGCGTCCTGGGAGTCCACCAGGAACTGCTTGCTGACGGTGGTGCCGCAGCCGGTGAAGAGCAGGCCGACGGCCAGTGTCAGCATCACAAGGGTTCCGGTGCGCGGGGGCTGGAGGTTCTGGTTGCGCAGCCAGGCCAGCAGGTCTCTCACGAGGTCTCCACGGGCCCCACCGGCCAGCGCAGCCAGCCCCAGCAGTGCAGCCTCCTCACCCCGCAGGGCCAGGATGACGCTGGCGACCACTGCGGCGAGCTGCACCAGGGTGCTGATGGTGTTCCAGGTGCCGTGGTTGAACGGGTCCAGCTTCGTCTTCTTCTCCATGACTCAGTCCTCCTCGGGCAATTGGGAACCCCGGGAGTAGACCAGTGCACCGGCATCCACCGACAGCACCGTCTCGTCCGCTTCGGGGTTGGCTCTCTTCACGCGGGTCGCGTATTCGGCCGCCAGGTCCTTCTCCAGGGCCGCCCAGTTGGCCGCTTCTCGGCTGCGGTCCATCTTCTTGTCGCCGGACGAGAAGCTGAAACGGCCTGCGGCCTGGCCACGCAGGAAGCGACAGACGCCGATCTTCGAGCGCAGCAACCACAGCTCCCGGTGTGCGCCGGGCATCTCGGGGGTGACCTCGTCGTCGGACAGTTCGTAGTCAATGTCCAGGTCCGCAGCCACCAGCGGCAGTGCCCGCTCCGCGGCTCGCTGGGCGTACTCCTCCGGCACGAGTGATTCCCCCTCCTCGTCGATGAAGTCGGCCCGGATGTCTGCCACGAGCTGGTCCAGCACGGTCTACCCCTTCTTTTTGTTCTTGCCCCGGGCGGGTGCCTTGTCGTCGGCGTCCTTCGCTTCGGGGTACTGGATCACGACCAGTCCATGTCGCTCTGCGTCCTTGAGTGGGCCGGTCACCTTCTCCACCGCTGCCTTGCCCCTCGGCTTCAGCTTGAGCGGTGCGTTGGTCCCCGCGCCGTGGGGCACGACCAGGTGGGAGTCCAGGTTGTTGACGATGGTCAGCATCGACTGCTCCTGTCGGTTCGTTCGGTCAGGGGCGGACCCCGGTCATCGAGGCCCGCCCCCAGATGGTCCAGCGTTCAGCCGTCAGGGCTTACGCGAACACCAGGTCGACGACGTCGCGGCAACCCACGAGGCCAGAGCCCTGGGTCGCGCCGCCCACGACGCTGATGGTGCCCGCCTCCGCGAACGAGACCTCGAGGTCGAACTGGCCGGTGGCCTCGTCCGTCTCGATGATCAGGTCGTCGGAGTCGTCCCCGCTGAGCACGGTCCCGTTGCCCGCATCCTGCAGGGACATGGTCGCCCCCGTGGTGCAGGTGAGCCGGATGCGCTCGGCGGTGGCGAGGTCGTCCCCCAGCGGGTTCTTGAGCTGGAGCGTGACGCCGATCTTCTCGTCCGCCTCGGCGCCCGGGGTGCCCCAGGTGACCATGGCGAACTTGTCGGCGAACTCCTTGCTCAGCTCACTGAGTGCCACTTCCTTGACCGGGTTGACTGCGTCTCCGATTCCCATGACTTTCCCTCCTCTTCAGGTTAGATGAACGAAACCTCGGCCCCGGCCCGGCAATCGAGCATGGGACTCGACTGCGTAGGTCCGGCAGCCAGCGAAATCGCAACTGCTTCCTCACACGTGACCACCAGCTCCAGCGCCCCGGTGGCGTCGCTCTGGGCGATGAGGTCGTCGCTGCCGTCTCCGGCAAGCGCTGTTCCGGCCTCACCTACCGTCAGAGTTGCCCGGGAGTCGCAGGTCACCCGCAGCGCGTGCACGGCCTCCACCGGGATTCCGGCGAGGTCGGCGAGCTGCACGGTGATGCTCTGGGTGGTGGGATCCACTTCGACCGGATCGCCCCAGGTGACCACCACGAACTTCTCCAGCAGCGCAGCGGCCAGCATCTCCGGGGTCACAGTCCCGGGGGGCACTTCGCCACCCAGAGGAACGTCCGGGTGCAGGCGGTCCTCGGTGATGGTGCCGGGCTTGATGAACTTCCCGTCCAGTCGGCTCATGACGACCACCTCCCGACGAAGACCAGGGCGTCACCCGCCTTGAGCTCCACCTCATCGTCCAGCCACTCGAACTGGTTGTTGGCGGCATCCACGGACCAGTCGGTGCCGAAGACCTGGACCAGGCCCCCCACGGTCAGGCTGACATCGTCGGGCCCGGGCCAGGGGAGGGGCAGGTCGAACAGCGTCTGGCCATCCTCTTCCACGGTCACCCCCGCAGTCGCTTCCTGGGAGACCACCTCGAGGTGCCCCGCCTGGATGGCCGCGGACAGCGCCGAGGTGATGCGGTCCACGGTCTTCTCCTCGTCCACCGCGAACATCAAGCCCGCACCGGGGATGTCGAGGGTCGTGGACAGCGTGTTTTTCACGACAACGGACATGGCGACCTCCTAGTCGGTGATCACGACCTTCGCCAGCAGGTCGGAGCGGGTCACACCGTGCGCCGCCTCCATCCATGCCAGCCAGCCGGTCTTGAAGCGCTTGGCTTCGTTGATGGTGTCCGTGGTCAGCTTCTGCCGGATCGCGAACTTGCCCACCTCGTCTTCAGGGATGAGCAGCACTTCGGACAGCGACATGGCCGCGGTCGAGATGATCTCGGCCCCGTTGTAGACCTTGAAGATCCCCTTGAGCTGGAGCTCCCGCTTGGTCTGCGGGTCCAGCCCCCAGCCGCGCATGTCGTTGGCCCGGGCGCCTCGCAGGACGATGTACTTGACCCGCAGCTCCTGGTCCTCGATGAACGAGATGGCCTCGTTGAGCGCCTCGTCGGTCAGCTTCCCGCCGGCCACGGTCACGGTCCGCTCCTTGGGCACGGCAGCTCCGAGCACGGTCACGGTCCGCTTGTCGATGGCCTTGCGGATCTCGTCCGCCGACGCCTTCTGGATGTCCAGCATGGTGCCGACGTTCCCGTGCTTCAGGACCGAGATGTCCACCATGGGCATCGAGTGGATCCGGTGGATGGGGAACTCCACCTCCTCTTCGAGGATGCCGGACTCCACCGCGTCGCCGTCCTTGGAGATCCAGTAAGCCTTGAGCTGCGGCCGCTTCTGGTACTTCGCCGGCTCGCCTGCGGGCAGGTTGTGCCGGGTCAGCAGCAGCGACGTGATCTCGCGGCGCTTGATCTCCTGGTCGATGGGTGGGGCGATGGCCGCGGCCAGGGCACGAAGTCCCTCGGGGGACTCGGCGGCCTCGGACATCAGCTCAGCCATCGTCTGCATGAACTCTTCGCTCTGTACATTGATATCGTGTTCCATCGTGGTCACCTCCCTACACCAGCAGCTTGAAGCGCAGGACGCCGGAGACCACGGAGATGGCTTCCGCCATCACGAACTCCTCTCCGGAGGCTGCCTTCAAGGTCCCGGTGTCAGCGTCGCATGCCAGCTCGTCGCCCGCAGAGATGTTGCCGGCGAACTGGTCGGTCTCGTAGATGCCGCCCATGCAGTACACGCCGCACATCTCCCCCTCGCTCACCGAGGCGGCGAGGATGCCGAACGAGCGCTTGGCCGGGTCATCGGTGACCGAGAAGACGTTGGCGTCCGACAGCAGCACGCACTGACCGACGACAGCGTCGGCCGAGATCGTGCCCAGGCCGTACCGGAAGCCGGGTGCTTTGGGTTCTACGTATGCCATGGTTCAACCTCCCTATCCTTCGTTGCCGATTCGGTCCTTGTAGGCCGCGTCGAAGCCCGCCTTCAGCCGGTCCTCCAGCGAGGTGCGGGAGTCCGGCGATGCGGCCGGGCCCTTGCCCGCCTTCGAGGCCATGCCCGAGGGCTGCCGGGCCTTGCGCCGACGCTTCTTGCTCTCGTCCTCGTCGCCGTCGGGGTCTTCCTCGTCCTCTTCGTCCTTGGGCTTCTTGCCCGCGGCGAAGGAGTCCACCGCTGCGACCGTGGCCTCGAAGCCGTCGTCGGTCATCTTGATGAGCCGCTCCAGCTCCGCGGTGCGGGCCTCGTCGTCGTCGAACTTCCGGCCGGCCTCTTCCCAGCGCTCCAGCAGCTTCTCGGCCTTGGTCTTGCGGACCACGGCCTTGCGGGAGGCCTCGGCCTCGTCCAGCTTCTTGCGCATGGAGTCCAGCTCCTTCTCGAGGCGGTCCACGTCGCCCTGCAGCTTGCGGATAAGCTTGTCCTTCTCCTCTTCCGACAGCTCGGACGGGTCCACAGCCTCGTCTGCGCCCTGGGTCTTCTTGGTCTCGTCGCCCATCTTGCTTCCTCCTGAGTGGTTCGTATGTCGGTCGGCCACCTGCCGGATCTCGGCGCGCTCGTCTGCGCCCTCCCGGTCCAGCAGTCCCATGCCGGTGAACGTGATGCCGTGCAGGACCTCGAAGACCGGGCGGCCCTGGTACTTGCGGCCCTTGTAGTTCTTCAGGTGCGTGCAGTAGTCGGCCTTGCTCTTCACCCGCCGGCGGCAGATGGAGCACTCGCCTTCCTCGTAGTCGCACTCCATGGAGACGTGGGTCACGATGCCCCGGTGCATCAGCTTGTAGGCCAGGCGGGCCGGCTCGGATTCGCCGGTGTAGAGCTCGCCCACGCACTCGACCCGGGAGTTGTCACCGTCATCCACGTACTTCGCTTCGACGATGCCGCCCACGATGTCCCGGAACTCCTGGGAGTGGGACAGGTCGATCTTCTTCCCCACTGCGCTCTTCGCCGCTTCCCGCAGCTCTTCCTGGGTGAAGTGGTCGCCGTTGCGGTTGGAGCCCACGTGCGTGAGGATGAACTTGAACCGTTTATCCGTGGTCTGCTCGGCCTGGCTCGCCAGCGAGCCCGCCTCCACGTGCCCGGTGACGTGGGTGTGGATGTTGCGCTCTCGTACGGAGGCCTTCGCCTTGTTCGGCTGCGAGCCGATGAACACCAGCTCCTTGGCGTACTTCCCACCCGAGGCCGGGTCGTTGCGGATCATCGCGTACTGCACGTCCACGCCGGTCACCCGGCTGGTCTTGAACCGCTCCTGGAACATCCCCCGGATCGTCTTCTCGTCGGGGTATGCCTTGTCGCGGTACGAGAGCAGCAGGTGCGGGGCCGCCGAGTGCCGCACGATGTCTCCGATGAGGGTGGCTATGGTCTCCCGGTTGTACCGGGTGCTCGATTCGAAGTCTCGGCGGGGGTTGTCCCGCAGCTCCTTGCCCTTCCACATCGTCATCAGGCCCTCGACGAAGTGGAGGTTCATCTCGTAGTCGTTGGTGCCGAAGTGCGTGATGTAGGGCGGGTCCGCGTACACCAGGTCGCAGTCCGTCCCCTTCACGGCCTCGACTGCATCATACCGGGTCGCCTTGTTGTCCTGGCCGTTGTCGAAGACCAGCTTGTTGATGCGGGCGAGGTTGAGCCGGAACCGGTGCTGGAAATCGGACAGAGGGATGTTCGACAGGGACGTCTCCCGGCCCTCGGGATTGCTCACCGGCTTCGTCAGCGCCTTCTTGGAACGGGAGAACTGCCCGAATTTCGCCTTGCCCACCACGGTCCAGCCCAACGCGGCCAGCGCCAGGTCCCGCTTGTAGCCCTTGAGCTTCTGGATGTTGGCCCAGGCCACGTCCAGGAAGTGCAGGATCTGCTTGGTGAAGTAGTAGCCGTAGAAGTGCTTCTCGCAGAAGTCTCCCGCTGATTCATTGCTGGCGAAGATGCCCTCGATGTCCTCGTCGGACAGGGTCACCTTGCCGTTCTCGATGAGGGCCCGAGCGATTGCGTGGGGATAGGCCAGCTTGTCGTTGGACACGACCCGCAGGCCCTTGCGCTTGTAGAAGTAGCCGACGTTGGCCCCGCCCGAGAAAGCGTCCAGCACGGACTTGACGTCCTTCGGGGTCTGCTTCCAGAGGAAGTCGAGGATGAAGTACTTGTTGCCCATGAACGCAGTGACCCGCACCGCGTCCTTGTCCTTCTGCGCGGCCAGGGCTTCGAGCAGCTCAGGATCGTGGTGGCCGGTCAGCGACAGGAAGAACTCGGCGTCGTCGCCGTCGGCATCGGAATGGAAGGGCTCCTCGATATACTCACCTGAGGCTGAGCTGCCCGATCCTGGAGTGCAGATGAAGAGGTGCTCCTTGGCGGTGGAGTTCTCCCCGTGCTTCGCCGAGATGTGGTACTTGTGCTCCCGGGTCTTCATGCGGCTGGCCTTGCCGGCCGCGGCGACGATCTTCTTGATCTCCTTCTCGGACGGGAACGCCTGATCCCGGTACGAGATGATCCAGTGCGGAATGTGCCGGGCGGCCCCCAGGAACTCCTGGAAGAACTGCGCAGCATTGGACCGGGTCACTTCGGTGGGGACAGCATACTGCTTCGTCTGCGTGTCGGCCTGGATCTCCTTGCCGTCCCACCAGGTCATCAGCCCTTCCACGAAGTGGTAGGCCCGCTCGTAGTTGGTCTGGGAGAACTGCGTTGCGTAGGGCGGATCGAAGTAGGCGACGTCCGCCTTCACGTCTGCGAGGATCTTCCGAGTATCACCCCGGTGGGCCTTGCACGTGCCCTCGCCCTTGAACACCAGCGAGCTGATGCGTCGGCAGTTGGCCGCAAACCGCTCCCTGAATCCCTTCGGGTCGTCGGCGCGGCCGTCCTGCTTCTTCGTGGTGCCGAAGTGTCCGAACCCGCCTTTACCGGTGATGCACGCCTTGCCCAGAGCGAACAGCGCGATGTCGCGCTTGTAGCCGCCCAGGCCGGTTGAATCGATGTTGCTGCGGATCGTGTCGATGACTGCGTGCACACCGGGTTCGAAGTAGATGCCCTTGAAGTGCTTGCGAACAAAGTCCTTGGCCTGGGCGTTGTCGGCCAGAAGCGCGTCAATCTCTTCGTCGGACAGGGTGGTGGAGTCGTTCTCGACGATGGCCCGGGCGATGTGGTGGCAGTAGGCCAGGCGGTCGATGGCATGCACGGCCAGGCCGAGGGTCTTGTACATGTACGCGACCACCGACGACCCGGAAAACGCGTCCACCGCGGTATCCACGTCGTCCGGCGTGCTCTTCCAGATCCACTCGGTCAGCTTCTGCTTCGAGCCGATGTAGTTGGTGATGTACTTCGGGCGCTCGTCGCCGGCCTCGGCCTCGAGGACCTCGTCAGCCAGGAACGCGCACAGCTCCGCCTCGGTCTCCAGCAGAAATCGAAAGCGGTCTGCGTCGGTACGAAACACCTGGGCCTCCCAGCTCGAAGCAGCGCATTATGCGCCGCGTCCGAACCAAGCATGCCCAGGCCCAGGATCGCCGTCGAATCGGTTGCTATGACATCTGATACAAGAGCGTGTCAGTGTGGCGGCCATTCAGAGATGATATGGATGGTGTGAGCCGCTCTACGGCAGGGGGAAGAAGCTAGACAAGGGGAATCCTGATACCGTCGTCCGGCTGCAGAGGAACGTCCTCAACTCGGCGAAAGAAACTTCTTGCATGTAACCGCCTATCCGGGTATAAGCATGTTCGTTTGGAGGTGGGACC